GACCCAGGCTGCGTTCGCTGAGGCGATCGGAGTCACGCAGTCGAACGTGTCGCACTACGAGTGCGGGCGCCAGCAGATGCCGCCCGACGTGGCGCGCCGACTGATCGCGACGGCCAAGGAAATGGGCATCGACCTGAGCTTCGACGACATCTACGCCCCGGAAGCGCCCGCCGAGCGGGCGACCACCTGATTCGTTGAGTCTCATGGCCGCCATCATCAACGCGCAGAAAGCCATGACCGCGCTCGCGGCTCGCATGGAGCGCGCTGGACTGCTCAGGAGCGCCGCATGAAGCCCGGAACCACGGTGATCGTCAATGCCGGCAGGTACATGCTCAAGCACGGCGTCGTAGCGCGGGTGCACGCAGATCGAGGTGCGCACGGGTTCGCCGAGGTGAATTTCATCGGCGCGAGCGGCTATCCGCTCAAGCGCAACGGCACCTCGACCGTGCCGCCGACCGATACCCCCCCCGTTGACATGCTGCCGCTCTCGTATCTGAACGCGTTCGAAGCGACGAAGCCATGAAATACCGCGTCCTCTCCGGCCGCTACCGCGACCAGATCGTCACCATCGTCCGCAGGAACGGCAGCGCCGTGCAGGTGGCGACGATCGGCGTGCCGGTCGCGGTGTTCTGGGTGGCGAGGAAGCAGCTGGAGGCGGTCGAGTAATGCCGCGCCGCGTGCTGACCGAGGAACAGATGCGGCAGCGGCTACTCGAGAACGTGCGGATTCTGGACGACTGCCGGATCTGGGCCGGCGCGGTGGACTCGTGGGGCCAGCCTGTCGTGATGTGGGACGGGAAGAACTACAAGGCGCGCAGGTTGCTCGGCAATCTGCTCGGTCTGATGACGGACGCTTCGCACCTCTCATGGACGTCCTGCGGCGACCGGCGATGCCTGGCACCTGAACACCAGCGGTACGGGACGATGAAAGAGATGTGTCGTGTCATGAAGCGCCGCGGGGTGTACGTCTCAGGCGCGCACCGCTCGATGTTATCGGCGCTCGGCCGTGCCAAGCACGCGAAGCTGCCGATTACCGAGCGCAGGACGGTGCTGCGCCTGCTCGCAGAGGGTGCGACGCACAAAGAGATTGCCGCGCGCTACGGCGTGCACTTCACGGCCGTGAGCAAGGCGGTGCAGTCGTGGGAACGCGCTACCGGCAGCGCGGTCGAATTGGGAGATGCGGCGTGAGGGTTCATCCGGTCGCGGACATCTTCCCGCGCATGACGGCGGCCGATTACGCGGCGCTGCGCGACGACATTCAGAAGAACGGCCAGCGTGAACCGATTTGGGTCTGGAAGGGTCAAATCATCGACGGCCGGCACCGGGCGCAAGCCTGCGAAGAACTTGGCATTGAGCCGGCGGCACGCGAGTACGACGGCGAAGAATCGACCCTTGTTGCGTTCGTGGTGTCGCTGAACCTGCACCGCCGGCACCTGGACGAATCGCAGCGAGCGATGGTGTTCGCTCGGCTCGCGACGTTGCCGAAGGGGGCAAATCAGCATACCGCAATTGCGGCACCCACTCAGGCGCAGGCGGCGAAACTGCTGAACATTAGCGTCGATAGTGGGCAGCGTGCAAGACGTGTACTCGACCAAGGCGCACCAGAACTTGTGGCCGCAGTTGATCGCGGCGAAGTGAGCGTGAGCGCAGCGGCTAGTGTTGCCTCGCTGCCGCAAGAGATCCAGCAGGACATTGTGGCAACCGGGCCGGAAGAAGTCGTCGAGGTAGCAAAGACGATTCGGGCCGCGCCGCACGTATCGCACAACTCTGGAAATAACGAGTGGTACACGCCGCAGGAATACATAGACGCGGCCGTGGCAACGATGGGGCGTATCGACCTGGACCCGGCCTCGTCCGAGGTTGCTAACCGGCGCGTTGGCGCGGAGAGGTTCTACACGGCAGCGGACAACGGCCTCGCTCAGAAGTGGCACGGCAATGTCTGGATGAACCCGCCCTATGCGCAACCGCTGATCTCGGAGTTTGCTGCGGCTCTTGTTTCAAAGTACCAGAGCCGTGAGATCGAGCAGGCGTGCGTGCTCGTGAACAACGCGACGGATACCGGCTGGTTCCGCCTGCTCGCTGAGGCCAGCAGTGCAACGTGTTTCACGAAGGGGCGCGTGCGGTTCATCGACCCGGATGGCAACCCGTCTGGTGCCCCGCTGCAAGGTCAGGCCGTTCTCTACTTCGGCGGAAACGCAGATGACTTTGCCCGCGAATTCAGAAAGCTCGGGTACGTGTTTGTCGGTAAGCCGGTCGCGTTGGCAGCATGAGCGAAGCGGCTGTCAGAGGAAAGATTCGCAACAGGGAACTGGCGCTAGTTGAGCGCGATTTCAGCGGCCTTCGTTGGAACCGGATCACACCGACGGACATAGACGCATTCGTGGAATTTCAGGACAAGCTGTTCGTGTTTATCGAGGGCAAATTCGCGGGTGCTGTGCTGCGCGGCGGGCAGCGGCTGGCGCTTGAACGGCTTGTCGACCGCTGCCACGTGCCCGGCGAAAAGAAATACAGCATTGCCTTCGTTGTATCCCATGACGGCTCTGATTGCTTCGACTACGCGAATGCGGCGGTAGTCGAGTACCGCTGGCAGGGAAGATGGATGCGCCCGAAGTGTCAAACAACGCTTAAGCACGCGATAGACAAGATGAAGGGGCGGTATCTCGATAACGTCGTCCAGTACAGGGACCACGCCGCGTGGGTTGCCAGCTACGAGGGCGCTGAATGACCGATCACCTCAAATGGTTCCGCCTCTACGGCGAGGCCGTTGACGACGAGAAGCTGCGCCTGCTCGCCTTCGAGGACAGGTGGCACTTCATTGCGCTGCTCTGCTGCAAAGCGCAGGGCCTGCTCGACCAGACTGACCCGCTCATGCGCCGGAAGGTTGCGCTGAAACTCGGCCTCGCCGAGCGCGAGCTTGACGAAGTGGCTCGCCGGCTCGCCGAGGTGCGCCTGGTGGATGCCGACACCCTCGAGCCGCTGGCCTGGGACAAGCGCCAGTTCAAGTCCGACGACTCGACGGAACGGGTTCGCGCCTATCGGGAACGCATGAAACGTTGCGAAGCCGTTACGAGAAACGTTTCCGAATCGGCCCAAGAGACAGAGACAGAGACAGAGACAGAGACAGAAGAAGGAGAGAGAGAGGTGCGCGCCAAGCGTTCGCCTACCGGCTCACGCCTACCGGACAACTTTCCGACGGACGTTGAAATCTCGTGGTGCCGGCAGAAAAGGCCGGAACTGGACGCCTTCGAGTTGCGCGACAAGTTCCGCGACTTCTGGTGCGCCATACCCGGCGCGAAAGGCCGCAAGACGGACTGGCCGGCGACGTGGCGCAACTTCGTTCGCAAAGAGTTCGCGCCCTACCGGCCGCCTGCTCGATCCTCCCCGCAGTCCAGCCGTTCCGCCGTTGTCGCGCAGCTCACTGGCAGAGCCAATTCCCCCGAGGTGATTGATGTCGAACCCACTCCCACCGCAATACGTTGACCGTCTGTTCCGCAGGTTCGCTGCCTTCTACGGCTCGCAGAAAGTCGGCGCCATGTGGGCCGACATGAGCGTCGAGGAAATCGCCGAGGCAAAGGCAGTATGGGGACAGGCGCTCGGCCGGTTCACGCCGGCCAGTATTGCCAGTGCGCTGCAGCGGCTCGTCGATTCCGGCAACGGCTGGCCGCCGACGTTGCCTGAGTTCGTCGAGCTCTGCCGGCAGGCTGCCATCGGCAGAACCGCGGCCATGCTCTACTCCGAGCTGCCGGCGCCAGGTGAGAGCCGCACCGACGTCGAAACAGCCAAGCGCAAGGTCGCCGAATTGCTGGCCGGGCTGGCGAAGTCCAAGCGGATGCCGACCGAATGACCTGCGCCACCTGCCGCCACGCCGCCCAGCTCGGCCCCGTGCTCTGCTGCCGGCACCCGAAAGAGCCGCAGCGCGACCTGGGCCCGCGAGCCGCTGCCGTCGTGTGGCGGGACAGGTGCGGTGGCAAGGGGTGGGTGCGATGATCGTCCTACCCTGGCCTCCACGCGAACTCTCGCCGAACGCCCGCGTCCACTGGGCGGCGAAGAGCCGCGCGGCCAAGGCGTACCGCTCGGCGTGCTACTGGCTCGCCAAGCGCGACGGCAAGCGACCCGAGCACGACGGCCGGGTGCACGTCCTGATCGAGTTCGTCCCGCCGGATCGCCGCAGCCGCGACCGCGACAACATGCTCGCCTCGATCAAGTCGGGGCTGGACGGGCTGGCCGAGGCGCTCGGGGTCAACGACTCGCGCTTCGACCTGACCATCCGCGTCGCCGACCAGATCGGCGGCATGGTCCGGGTGAGCGTTTCACATGAAACCGAACCGGAGGAGGACGCGTGGGCGTGACCTCCATCTTTCAACGCGACGACACAACCAAGGAGTGAGCCATGGAACGCGAGTTTTCGTACGCCAACGCGAGGAATGTTCTGTCCGGCAGCATCGCGCGGACCGCGACCGAGATGGAGCAGGCACGGCAGCTCTCTCGCTTGGGCGAGGCGATCGACAGCCTCATGGGGGCGGGCCTCGAGCTGGGCACGCAGTTCGATCGGCCGGCGGGAGGTGAGCGGTGATCAAGATGTCAGTCCGGGCCGATCTTACGGCCGCGCGCGACCAGCTCCGGCGGCTCGAGAAGGGACTGCGCGAACAGGCGATCGCCTCTGCGTTGAACCGCACCGCAGAGATGGCCAAGACCGCGGCCGTGCGTGACATCACGCGCGACCTCAACCTGCAGGCCAACTATGTCCGGGGGCGAATCCAGATCCGTCGCGCCTCGGCCAGGTCAGGGGTGCTCGAGGTCACGCTATCCAGTCCGGGCAAGCGCTCGGCCAACCTGATCCGCTTCGCCGAGCGCCGCGTGACGCTAGCCACGCACCGCAAGCGCACGAAGCAAGGCACGCGCGGCGTGTACGTGAAAATCCGGAAGGCGGGCGGCTGGAAGCTGGTCAAGGGTGCATTCATCGGCAACCAGGGCCGCACCGTGTTCCGTCGCGTCGGGAAAGAGCGGCTGCCGATCGAGTCGCTGCAGGCGATCGACGTGCCACAGGCCATGTTCTCCGACATCGGCGTGGCGAACCTGAAGCGCGCCGTCGCCACGATCTTCCCGAAGCGCATGGCGCACGAGATCCAGAGGCTGATCAGGCGATGAAGCGCGGGTCCTTCCCACGGTTATCCACAGCGGGTGCAATGACGCCCGATAGCGTTGTAGCGCCAGACCAACACTATGTCCGTCCGAACGATCACTAGAGAGGATGCGGCGGCAATTGTGGGCTTGTCGGCGCGGCACATGCTGCGCTTGCACAGCGAGCCTGACCCGCCGCCGTGGCTGGGCAATGGGTATCACTGCGAGCAGTTTGGGAGGTGGTTGCGACGGAGGTGGATGCGCGAAGCTGGGGTGACCGATTCGGGCCAGGTCTACGACTATGAAACCGAGCGGGCGCGGCTGACGAAGGCGCAGGCGGACAAGACGGAGCTCGAGGCGCGCGAGCTGCGCGGCGAGATGGTGATGGCCGAGCACGTGATCGAGTCGTGGTCGCGGATGTTGGGGGCGGTGCGGGCGCGGTTGCTGTCGTTGCCGAGCAAGGTGGGTCCGAGGACGAGGGCGGCGGCGGGCGACGAGGAGGCGGCGCGGGTGATCGAGGCCGAGGTGTTGGAGGCGCTGGAGGAGTTGAGCGGAGATGGACTGCCTGAGCGTACTCGATCGCGTCGAGCGGGAATGCAAGACGGTGCTAAGGCCGCCGCCGAGGCTGACAGTCAGCCAATGGGCCGACGAGTTTCGGCGGCTGAGCCCCGAAAGCGCCGCCGAGCCGGGTCGGTGGCGGACTGATCGTGCGCCGTACCAGCGCGGGATCATGGATGCGGTCAATGATCCGACGGTGCGAGAGATCGTAGTGATGAAGTCCGCGCAGGTCGGGTGGACGGAGATTCTCGGGAACATTGTCGGGTTTCACGTGGATCGTGATCCGGCGCCGATTCTGCTGATCCAGCCGACGCTCGAGATGGCGGAAGCCTGGTCGAAGGATCGGTTGGCGCCGATGGTGCGGGACACGCCGGCACTGAGGGGGAAGATCAAGGACGCGCGCTCGCGGGACAGCGGGAACACGCTGTTGCACAAGCAGTTTCCGGGCGGCCATGTGACGATCGCCGGGGCGAACAGTCCGGCGGGTCTGGCTTCCCGGCCGATCCGGGTGGTGCTGTGCGACGAGGTCGATCGGTATCCGCCGTCGGCCGGGACGGAGGGCGATCCGATCAGCCTTGCGAGGAAGCGGTCGACGACGTTCTGGAATCGAAAATTGCTGATGGGGTCGACGCCGACGGTGAAGGATGCGTCGCGGATCGAGGCGGCGTTTCTGGCGAGCGATCAGCGGTACTTCCTGGTGCCGTGTCCCCATTGCGGGACGGAGGATCGGTTGCGTTGGCAGCATGTGCGCTGGCCGGAAGGCCGGCCGGAGGAAGCGCATTACGTCTGTCCGCACTGCGGCGCGGTGATCGAGGACACCGACAAGCTGCGGATGCTCGAGTCGGGTCGGTGGGAGGCGTCGACCGAGTTCAACGGGGTGGCGGGGTTTCACCTGTCCGAGCTGTATTCGCCGTGGGTGTCGTTCGGCGCGATGGCGCGTGCCTTCACCGAGGCGAAGTCGAATCCTGAGATGTTGCGGACTTGGGTGAACACGTCGCTCGGCGAGACTTGGGTCGAGCGCGGCGAGGCGCCGAAGTGGGAGGCGGTGGCGAAGCTGCGGACGGGCTATGCCTCGGGGGAAGTGCCGGCCGGCGCTATCGCATTGGTGGCCGGGGTGGACGTGCAGACGAATCGCCTGGTGTGGGTGGTACGTGCGTTCGGCCGATCGATGACTTCGTGGCTTGTTGGATACGGCGAACTGTTCGGGGAGACGGACCAACAGGAGGTCTGGCTGCGGCTGCACGAGTTGCTCGAGGACGGGGTCGGCGGGCATCCGATCCGGCTGGGCTGCGTCGACTCAGGCTTTCGCGCCGACATGGTGTACCAGTTCGCGCGCCGCGAGCCGCGGGTGCGGGCGACGAAAGGACACGACGTTCTGGCCGCGCCGATTCGTCCGGCGAAGATCGATCTGACCTATGGCGGCCGGAAGGTTCCCGGTGGGTTGACGCTGTGGCACGTCGACGCGGGCTACTTCAAGGCGTGGGTACACGGCCGGATCGAGTGGCCGGTTGGAGAACCCGGCGCCTGGCATTTGCCGGAGGACACGTCCGACGACTATTGCCGGCAGATTGTGTCGGAGTCGCGGATCACGCTGCCGAGCGGCAAGCGGATCTGGAAGCGGCACGACCCGAACAACCACTATCTCGACGCTGAGGCGCTGGCGGCGGCCGGCGCGCACATGTTGCAGATCCATCGGGTGAAGGCGATACCTGCCGAGCCTGAGCCACAGGAAGTACAGGCGCCGCCGGTCGTGCCTGCGCGCATTAACCCACTGGCTGCCGCGCTCGCTGCGCGTCGGCGCCGACATTGAGCGAACCCATGATTACGCGACGACCCGCTCCGTGGATGCTGCTGGCGACCGGCCACGGCTCCATGATCGTGAACCGCAACGACTTCCGG